CCAATCAAATCAACCAATTCAGCCAGAACAGACTAATAATAATAATTCAATGAATATACTAATTGATGTAATGAAAAATTTAATAGAATTAATCTCTAAACAAATGAGTATTGGAAATGTTCAAAATATTTCTAATCTGCTTCAAGAACCTAATAGTAATATATGTATCCTATAACTGACTAAAGATCGCCAAAAAACTATTTTGTTCTGGGAATAATAATATTCTAAATCACGTGTCTCAATCACAACTAACTAATGATAATTTTATAAGTAATCTGTTGAATTTAATGAATAAATACATTATAATTATTTAATCTAAGATTTTTTTGGTTTTTACTATTCGTTTTCTTATCTAGCATATTTTCATTTGTTATCCTAGAATATAATTCATCCTATCAGAAATATGCAACAAGACCAGCACTTGCCACGTGTAGATATAGTGCTAGGTGCCCAATTAGGTGATGAAGGTAAAGGGCGGTTGATTGATATTCTAGCTGCTGATTATGATATAGTAGCTCGTTGTAATTCAGGTGGGAATGCAGGTCATAAAGTAGTAGTAGGCGTCCATACGTATGCTTTTCATATGGTGCCATCTGGTATTATTAATCCTAATATAATTGGTGTTATAGGTAATGGATGTGTAATTAATCTAGAAGACCTTCGGTGTGAGATAGAGACAATTCAATCAGTAGACCCAAGCAATCTAGCTACTCAAAATATTGCTTCACGATTGCTTATTTCTAATAGGGCTCATATTGTGCTTCCAATACATAAAATAGTAGATGGTGCTAGAGAAACTGTTAAATCTGCAGTAGGGACATCAATAGGTACTACTAAGCAAGGTATGGGACCGGTATATGCCACTAAGGCTTTGAGAGTAGGTTTGCGAATGTGCGACTTATTTCTAACCCGTAAAGAACTATTACCGAAGGTAAAACTTCTCTTGGATGAGTTAGCTAGTTTGTCGCACTCTAGCACAACATCTCAATCAATAAATATACTTCCAACTCCAGAAGAAATTACCACAACGCTTCTAGAACATGCTACTTATTATAAACCTATGATTTGTGATACTGTGTCTTATCTTAATCAAGCACTAACCCAACCTGACAGACTATCCAGTAGGCAATCCGATAAGCAATTCACTAGGCAATACAATAGGCCAATTAAAATATTAGTAGAAGGCGCTCAAGCAGCCTTGCTAGATGTAGATTTTGGTGTCTATCCCTACTGCACTGCAACTACTTGCACTATTGGTTCTATATGCACTGGTCTAGGTATACCACCACATTATATAACTGGTATCAATTACGTTATAAAGACATATACTACGCGTGTAGGCAATGGACCTTTTCCAACAGAATTACACACCGATACACCAGAATCACCTGGTTCCCAGTTGCAAAGTATCGGACATGAATATGGGACTACTACTGGTCGAACCCGGCGATGTGGATGGCTAGATTTACCAATGATTAAATGGGCGCTTATGGTTAATGGTACCCCTAGCGGAGCGGCACGTATCTGTATGACTAAATTAGATGTGCTAGATACATTCCCCGAAATCAAAATAGCTACAAAGTATTATTTACCTAGTTCCACTACATCAGAACCAGCAGATTATTCATTTGATATTCTAGAAGAACAATCCAGTTTCCCCGCATCTTTAGAAGATCTCTCACACGCAACTGTTGTATATGAAACATTTCCAGGTTGGCTACAACCTACTACTCATATTCGTAAATATGAAGATTTACCTACTGCGGCCAAGAAATATATATCACGAATAGAAGAATTGCTAAGTGTACCAATTTACTGGATAGGTGTTGGTGCTTCTAGAGATGCTATGATTAGCAAACCTAGCAATTAGAAATTTCCAAATAGCTATAAACAACTATAAAACAACTATTATAAAACAAAAAATAATAAAAAGTATTTATTCAAAGTACTGTTTAATACAATTAATAAGTTGAAATCCTTTTTTTATAACATTGAGCTTGCTGACATAATAAGGCCGGATTATACGATGACATTCACTCAAGCCAAAACATTTAACATTACTGACTTCGAAGTTATATTGTCCGCCACGTTCAATGTTTTCTACATTAGCCTTTGCTTCTTCTGTATCTTTAACCATTGCCAAATAGTAAACGTGCTTATATAAAACTCCATTGATGCCTTTATATAATTCTTCTAGAGGTTTAACATTGCGATATACTATTAAGTTCTTATACTTGATACCTGTTTCTTCTACAAATTCCCTTACCGCGCAATCGATATCTATCTCTCCACTACCACCATGACCACCAGATCCATGCGCCCCAAATCCGTGTGGCATCCATACCTTACGACGGCCTTTTGGAACACCCCATTCTGGTGAATTCCATCGTGTGATACTTTTATCTAGCAATTTAAATATCATATTACCATCCACATGATTTCGCAATGCTTCAAATTTAGCTTTGGCATCATCATATTCCTTTTTATATATATTTTCTCTACCTAATCCAATGATTTTTCGAATGGCGTCAAAAGCCTCATACTCACGTAAAATGCGTTTTTCATCAAATGATAACATATTGAATAATTTAATTATGTATTCATAGTTGTCTACTTCATACTTACCACGCATGAATTCAATGAAACCAATTGTATTCCGACGTTGTACTAAAATCACCTTATAAGTATCAATTTGCTTTGTTTCTTTGTCTACATCCTTTTCAATATCCTTAGCAGTCTCATTGCCAACCGCATTACTATTATATACATCTGTATCTGCAGTTGCATTATTTTCATCAAGCTCATAATCATTATTTACTATAACTTCATTATCAACAGTATTACTTTCCGTACCAAGATTATAGTCATCTATATCATTATCTGCGCTAGTAAGTCCTAGCATATTTTTTAGAGTATGATTAAGGGTTTCATTCCTTTTTAATATTTTTATTCTAGGCAAATTGTGCGCTCTTCTAAAATTAGGATTGTGATTATAATTACTACGTTTTACGAATCCCTGCTTTCTAGTTCTTTTATTAAAGAAATTATTAGACTGACCACTTGCATCAACAGTTATTTGTTTTTTATAATAACAGATGAGACCATATGATACTACAGCACTAGGGCAAGTCTTTATTATATGACCTGGTTTCAAACAATGAGAACAAATTATCTCATTACATTTATCATCAGTACTATCCTGATAATTTTGAACCTCATTTGCAATTAATTGATTCACTTTATCGTGATTATCAGTGTCATTATTTTCGTTATTATCATTACCAACATCCTTATTCATATAGTTATCATTAAAATTAAATTTAACAAATGTATGGCTATCCATTTTTAGATTATATTCTATATACTTCTTACTAGCAAAATTTATTTATATTATTTAATTCAACACAATTATAGGAATCGTAATTGGGATTATAATATTATAAAAGTAATTTATTTTATGATATATCCGAAATTTTCAATGTGATTATGTAGTTCCATAGTTATTCTCTATCAGAAGTCTAATAAATTTTTAATTATCTTGAAAAGAAACAATCATTGATTTGTTTTCTATGAATATTTTACTTATAGATTATAGTATATAATTATTTTCCTAGAATGCTACCATCGATATGGGGACCACATTTATGGTATATTATGCACATAATATCATTCGAATATCCACAACAACCTAGTGAATATGATAAGCGAATATATCATGATTTCTATACTTCTCTAAAAGATGTGATACCTTGTCAAGATTGCAGGAAACATTATCGAGAATTTATAACACGATATCCAATATCACCACATCTAGACACGCGTGATAATTTAATTAAGTGGGTTATCCAAGTACATAATTTTGTTAACAAATCTCTAGGCAAGCCGGAATTATCAGTCGCTCAAGTGCTAAATATATATAGCAATCTAACACCTCAATCACCATTTATTAAGGTTAATATCCGAGATTCAAAGCAATCTAAAGAGGAAAAAGAAAATACTAAGATATGGTGTTTTATCTTCCTAGCAGCATTTATTATAATACTATCACATTACTATTTTAATCGCTATTATTTTAGCTTCTAAATTTAATAATAAAAATAAAGGGGATAAAGAAGATTAAAAAAAAAGCAAAAAAAATATAACACCCAAGAAAAATTGATTTGCAAACAGAAGATTATTTATCACTATAACTCACTCCTTCCAAAGCATTTCCTTACAAAATGTCTGCCTCTGCTCTTGATGGTCTCACTGATGGAGACTTGCATAATGCCACTGTGCTTGATGGTCTCACTGATGGAGACTTCCATAATGCCACTGTGCTTGATGGTCTCACTGATGAAGAAATTCCTATAAAAACACCTAGCAATCTAGTTGCGTGCACTTATGGATCTCTGGATGCAGCGCTGCAAGTACAAGTTCCTAAGGAGACACTTTTGCTCTTCCGCCTATTCCGTGATATTAATGAGGATTGTCCTGTAGAGGATGGCTCATTCTTTGCTGATATTCCAATTATAAAGGATGCAAAGGCGGTCCCAATCTATTTTACTAAGGAGGAACTAGACTTGTTCTTTGAGCTAGCTTCAAAAGAACCACTAACCATCCAGCACCTGGATGATAGTGCTATTACATCGGAGCTTTTGAAGCGCTTCTTGCTGCTAGTTAATTTTCTAGACTATGAGGATTATTTGCATACTTTGTGTCAATATGCCGCCCTTCTAATTAAGGAAGGCAAGTTCGCACTAATTTAATCATTTCTAAAAATTGATTTTTTTTATTATTTTTTATATTTTTAATTATCTTTATAAAGCAATAAATACAAATTAATAAAAGGAATCAATAAAAGGAATCAATAAAACAAAGGATGCAACAAGCATACATACCACGTAAACGGACACCTGTAGCACAGGTAACTACTGAGGCAATAGAATTTCTAGCATTGGATTGGTATGAATGTGATTTACTATCTGATGTTCAGATTGAAAGAAAAGAATCTTATTTGAATCAAGAACATAATAAGTCATATACTATTTTCATATTCGGTGTAACTGCAAAAGGTAAATCTATTTGCCTGCGTATTAAGAATTATCTCCCATATTTCTTCGTGCAAGTTCCCGATGAATTTACACCAAATCAAACGGCAGATTTTCTAAAAGCCTTTGATGCATCGGGATGCGATGATTATGATGCCGGTGATATTGAAAACTATAATGATGCAATTGCAAAAAAGGATTTCAAAGCTACGGAAATGATTAAGTTTAATTCCCGATATTATAAGGATGCAGTTGTTGCTAGTAAATCTAGTATCGAACAGAAAAAAGTGTTCTGGACGTTTATGAACGAGCAAAAATTCCCATTTGCTAAACTAGCATTCAAATCTAAACTTGGATATCAATTTATTGAAAGGTTTCTTAAATCTCCGGTAAAATTACCCATAGAAGGTATCAAAAATCCAATTAAGTATAATTTATTTGAAAGTGATTTGGAGCCAGTATTGCGATTTATGCATGATAAGAAGATTAAACCATCTAGCTGGATACGAATTGACCCTGGACGGTTTAATATTGAATCCCGACAATCCAAATGTCAGATTAATATTTCTTGTGATTGGAATGACGTACAACCATTAGACCGTGCTGAAATTCCACCACTCTTAATTGCATCATTTGATATAGAAGCCGATTCTAGCCATGGTGATTTCCCAATTGCGAAGAAAGATTGTAAGAAACTAGCAAACCAGCTAGTTATCACTTGGATTCGAGATCAACGTACTATCGAAAAAAGACAGTATGAAATTGCTTATTCGGCATTAATAAAATCCACTTCGAAATCCAAATCTCAACATCAACTCCATAATCAACCAGAGCCGGAAGCTATACAATATATTGATAAAAAAGACTCAGCTCATGACGCAGCAATCTTGCAACAAATTCAACCTATTCTTACTGAATTGATTGCAGCACAAGAAGCTAGCACTGCTAACACCGGAAATATCAGTAATACAAATACAGAAGGCGTTGTAGTACAACCTTCTAAATTACTAGCTTATTATCGCGAAGTAGCAAAGTATATAATTGCAAAGCAAAATATAGCCCAAGCTGCGAAATTCTTTGACCAACGTATTAAGAAGGCACTTCAATACCCCCAGTTTGCAACTGTAGATGATGAAGTAGATTTCATATATCTGAAGCGAGCGATGCAAGCGAAGATGTTTGTCAATAATCCCACTTCCGATTATCCAGCAATGTTGCAACGCATCTATAATATTTGCAATAATCCGATTAAGAAAATTAAAGCAAATACTATTATGAAAAAAGCACAGAAGGAAGTTGCATTTTCGGAAGAAGCTAAAATTAAAAATAATCCCCGGTTTAATATGGAAGACCTAATTTCCCTCATTAACACAACCGCGCAAAAATACAAGATTCCAGAACGTGATTTGCAAGCCAAGATAATTACTAAGGAAACGATGGTGAGGTTTGTTAGCCATGAGCTCAACCGAGCATTTGGCTTTGCAAAGGGTGATACAGTAATTCAGATTGGTACTGTGTTTTGGAGATATGGTGAACCTACTGTAGCCCATAATAATATTATCACGTTGAATTCATGTACCCCTTTTAAAGTAGGAAATCAATGGTGTGAAGTGATTTCCCGAACTGAAGAACGCGATGTACTGCTAGAATGGGCTAAGTTGATAGATGAACACGACCCAGATATTATTATTGGATATAATACATTTGGATTTGATGAGTCTTTTATGTATGACCGTATTACTGACCTCTGTCATAATACAGACCGTATCACTCTCACTCGAGAAGATATGAAGACGCTAGAGGCAAATCCCAATTATCAGAAATTCATTAACCTAGGTCGCTTTGATACGGATATTATTAAGAGGGTTCCAGAGGCTAAAGGTGGTATTATAAATAAAAAACTTTCTAGCAGTGCTTTGGGAGATAACTTTCTGTATTATTTCAATATGCCTGGTCGAGTGCAAATTGATTTATTGAAAGTCTGCCAGGCATCGCTAACAAAACTGCCTTCTTATAAATTGGATAGTGTTGCGGAGTTCTATATTTCGGGTAAAATAAAAGATGTTATTCTAGCAAACCCGGAAGATTCACAATCTGCCGTGATTAAGGTTGATAATATTCATGAATTAGAAGAAGGAAATTTCATTGTGATTAGTATGGCGGCTACTACGGCTAAACTAAATGATGGTGAAAAATTCAAGATTCTAAAAGTGGATAGGGAATCTAGCAAGATTACACTTGATAGTCCAGTCCCGCGAGCGGCTTTATCAAGTGTGCCAATGTGGGGTCTAGGTAAAGATGACGTATCACCACAAGACATTTTCCGATTACAAAAGGGTTCTGCAGTAGACCGAGCCACCATTGCTAAATATTGTATTCAGGATTGCGCTCTATTAATCCGATTACTACGAAAGCTAGAAGTTGTCAGTAATAATTTTGGTATGTCAAATGTGTGTTTAGTGCCATTTTCCTATATCTTCTTGCGAGGCCAAGGTATCAAAGCCTTTAGCTTGATTACTAATGAATGTGCGAAAGAGGATTTCCTATTACCAGTTCTAGAAAGGATTGAACCAGAGGAAATGACGGTGGATGATTCAACACGGCAAACACATACTCAAGTTGCAGTACAAAGAGAACGTGCAGACGATGATGAAGGTGATAATGATACCACTACCACGGCAAATATTGAGCCTGATGTTGATTCAGATAATGAAGCTGATTCGGATGAAGAATTGGAAGATGAACCTAGCGATATTTCTGATGCTAGAAGTAAATCCCAACATAGTCTAGAAATAAGTAAATCGGAAAACAAATCAGCAAACAAATCAGCAAACAAATCAGAAAACGCAGAACCGGAAATCCATCCTAGCAAGAAGCGATTTCAATTACCTAAGGATTTTAATCGAATTCTAATGACGGATGAAAGTTATGAAGGTGCTCTAGTATTGAAACCCGTGACTGATATCTACACCGAAGACCCGATTACTGTGCTAGATTTCAGTTCACTATATCCTAGTGAAATGATTACTAGCGACTTATCGCATGATAGGATATGTGAAGACCCATATTGGCTAGGTGAATCTGGTGCTCGGCATTTGGAACAATTAGGGCTTTCTTACTTAGACCGTTCCTATGATAATTTCGAATGGATTGACCCCAAGAAGCGGAGCAAAGGCAAACGTAAATGTGGCACTACAACGGTGCGATTCGTACAATATCCCGATGGTCGAAAAGGGCTTATCCCCCGTATTCTAATGGGATTACTTGCTTCACGCAAAGCAACAAAGAAACGGATGGAAGCAGAACCTGACCCATTTAAGAAAGCCTTGTATGATGGTTTGCAATTAGCTTATAAGGTGACGGCAAATTCTGTCTACGGACAAATTGGCGCCCGCACTAGTAAAATGTATAAACCACAGATAGCGGCCAGCACTACTGCAGGAGGGAGAATGATGATTACCAAAGCTATGGCGTTTATGCGGGAAAACTATCAGAATTGTATGGTAATTTACTCAGACACAGATTCAACGTTCATAAAATTCAGTCTTTTACGTGGAGACGGCACACCCCCTGCAAATGACCTTGAAAAAATCAGCCTAGCAATTCAGATAGGACAGGAAGCAGAAAAGAAAATAAAAAAAGTTTTACCTGGAGTGCACGCACTAGCATATGAAAAAGTGTTATTTCCATTCATTTTAATATCTAAGAAACGTTATTTTGCATTGAAATATGAAGATGACCCTACCAAGTATAAGCAATTATCTATGGGTTTAATTCTCAAACGTCGGGATAATGCTCCTATATTGAAACATTGTTATATTGGTGTTTTAGATTCACTAGTAAAGGATAAAAATATTCCTAAAGCGATTGAATATGTTCAGAATGAATGTCGGAAAATGGTGGATGGCGCGTTTGATATGAATATGTTTGTGATTTCTAAGACTCTCAGCGCATACTATGCAGACCCGGAGTCTATTGCTCATAAAGTGCTAGCTGACCGTATGGCAGAGCGAGATCCAGGTAATAAACCACAATCCAATGAGCGTATACCTTATGTATTTATTAAGATTAAGGAAGAACCAGGAGTGGAATATTTACAAGGCGACCGTATAGAACATGTTGAATATGTGCGAAAAAATAAGTTAAAAGTAGATTATGAAAAATATATCTTAAACCAGATAATGAAGCCCGTCAGCCAGTTATTTGAGCTAGTAGTAGAAAGATTACCAAATTTTCCCTATGGACGTGGTTATTATGATGAGATGTATAATATCTGGTATAATAAATATAGTGAAAAATACAAGGATGAACCACATCATATTGAACCTAAGACTGAAAAGAAAATAAAAGAATTAAAAGCAAAAATGGTTCAGAAACTCATTTTCCAGCCTTTGATTGAATATGCGCAGATGAAGATATCCAATACCAAGACAATAGATGAATGGTTCAAACCACAAGCTGAAGTGCAAGAACAAAATCAAATAATAAAAGTAAAAAAACAAGAAAACCATGAAATTAAAATTAAGAAGTCTAAGCAACTTTCCCTAGATAAATTCTTTAATTAGATTATTCAGTTTCTGTATCCTTTAACCGGTTAAGGGATATCCATCATAATAAAGATATACTCGTTCTAATAGTTCATTATTCAGATTATTTTTTATTCTTATTATTTGCCTTTCAATCTCAATCTCGCAATAAAAAAAATATTTATATTCATATTCTTATTCCTAATTGAAAACTACTGCCACATGTGGAAACTTTTTCTGGAACCAAACAATAGTCGCATAGGTTTCATAATCCATTGAATATCTAATATGAATTGCCGGAATAGTAGGAAGAGCTGCTATTTTATCACCTGATTTCAAATATTTGTATTCTTTGGAAAACCAAGGTGGGAGGTTATTAATTGTGAGAAGTATTAAACTAGCAGGTGCATATTCAATGAGTTCTAAGAAAGCTACACTTTTCGTAAAATCAAGGATTAGATGTTCGATACCTTCTTCTAGAATAATCTTAGTTGTATGTTCCAATGCTTCGCAAAAAGTACCACATGCTCCACATGCGAATTCATCCTTATACCTGAGATTACCAGTATAATCACTCGATTGCAAAATACATTTAGGAACCCAATTATAAAACTCGCTAATACATAGTGTTTTAATATTACTAAACACCATATTATCTACTAGAATGTGACCTAGAGGCACCTTTAGATATTCTACTTTTGTAGGTAATTGTATAGATTCTTCGCATAGCAACTTACAAATACCATAACTGTATTTTTCATTTCCATTGCAAATAATAATACTTTCTACACCAATAGGTAATAATTCAAACTTTGGTAACTTAAAATTTTCATCATTGCGAAAACGACATAATGTATAATAAATTAGATTAGATGGCAAATTAGCGTATTCACAATATGGTGTTTCTAGTCTAATAAGAGTTGCTGGTAAACGGTTAGTGTATGTAAGGGTATTAATATTGTCTAATCGCCTTAAACCTACAGGGTTATCAATAAATCCGCGTAGGAAGCGTGGAAATGCAAAATCTTTGTCTCGATCCATTGCAGTTATAATGTGATATTCATTAATTTCTAGATGGATGATATTATCAGGTAGAAAGGGTATGGTGTATTTAGTATTTTCAGGAATATACATACGCACTAAACCCATGTACTTTATCAGTTCCATCATTTCCGTAGTAATTTCCTTAATATCACAAGTCGCGTATCGCATTTTCTCATTAAATGCAACGGTAATAATTCCATCGCTACCGACACAGAAGATATAAGGAATAGATTGGTATTTTACTTGTAGGTCGGGTTCATCTTCCCACTTGTAATCTTTTACTGCTGCTTCATACGCCTCGCGTGTCATCTCGCTAGCTAGTTTGAGGGAGCTTGCTTCTAGGTCTGCTAGAGAGAGTTGAAATTCTTCTAGAGCAATATCTCGAATATATCCAAGCATAGTTTTCCATGTTGAGGCGCGCTTGCCCCATCCAAAAGTACGGCATGCATTAGAGATAATTGCGGAAATAGTTTCTTGCGAAACGAGTTCAGACATCTTGAATGATGTATATTGGATGATTATAATTTGGTTTTATAACCCTATAGATTTTCAATTTTTCTTCATTTCTAGCTATAAAAGGTAAAAAAGAAAATACATCTAGCAAAATATATTACTAGAAGAATCACGGTAGTGGTTCAAGTTCTATAGAGACCTTAATATGAGGAAACCGTTTAATAAATTCGAAAATAATTACAATTTCTAGTTCTTCACTATGTAATAGTTCCCTATCCTTATTTAAGAATTCCATAGGATGCTTATATTTATAAATGAAATTATCATCGGCATAAATAGTTATATGTGTTAAACTAGCTGGAACTTCTTTGATAGACTCCAATAACATATTATCATATGGAATAAAATTGAACATATCGATAATCAAATGTTCTAGACCTTCTTCTAGGATCACTTCTAAATTTTGCCTTAAAATTCTGCAACATTGACTGCAACATTGTGGATATTCTAGTGTGAGATTAGTGCCAACCATTTCTGCATCTTTTATGGAAAACTTTGGTATTAGAGTCTTAAAATTCTTAACGTGTAGTCTTTTAATGCTTTTTATTATCAATCTATCGGCGCAGAGTCGTGTGAATCCAAGCTCTAGGTATTGTGTTCCCGGTGGCATAGTAATTTCACAAACAGTAATATCCTGTTGGTTCAAAGGGCTATAATTATAAATTACATTTTTGATGCCTATTGGCAGATATTCTGCTTGTGCCAATGCATCATTTAGAAAATTTTCAGTATATGTATAATTCTGCAAGTTTGAACTGATATTATGTAGTTGAATGCAGGCACTGACTAATGTAGTTAGTGTTTCTGGTAGCCAGTTTATATATTTGCCTACAAATTTGGTTGTATCCACCATCACTTGCAAATATTTAGGAAATGGAATTTGAGCTTCATCTAGATGCCGAATTACCCTTTCTTGATTAATTTCCAGATGGACAATGTTATCAGTCCAGCACGGGATAACTAATTCACATTCACAAGATACATAAACACGGACAACGCCTAGATATGATAACATCTGCATCATATCTTTTGTGATTTCTGTAATAGGGCATTCTACATTACCCTTTCGTATCACAACATTAGTAATATTATTATCGTCAACATAAATAGTATATGGGATGTTTTGAAATCGTCTCATTAGTTGGAGAACTTTGTTCCTGTTAAATACCGGAATGCTAGAATAATTAAGATTCTTAGCATATATTTCAGAGCTTTTAGCTATATCATCTAGAGTCAGTCCAACATCACTTGCAAAATGTTTGAGATGCTTTAGAAAGGTCTTATGGGTAGAATCGCGTTTATCCCATCCATATTTAGCGCATGTCTTGCGAACAATAACTGCTATTAGTTCGAGAGGCACCAGTTCGGTACCTGCATCGCCTGCATCAATTACTACTGCAGCAGCCATTCAAGAATGATGAATGTAAAATATTTTTCCTCATTAGAAAATGAAATTGCAATTTTTATGGGTAATAAACCAAAAAGGACAAAAAAATATTTATGCAAAAGTCGACGTTATTTTTGCTCTTTGTTTGATGCCAGCGTGATTTCATATAATTCTTTGATTTCCGGAATGGTATAATCTGGCAAAGAAACTGGCTCTACTACTAGAGTATTTTTATTACGACGTTTAATTAATGTTCGAAAATACCATTTAATGACTGATGCAGTGAAGTCCAATACTTCGTATGGTGTGACAGAGTTAACTTGTTTTAGTATATATTCAATATGGGAGTGCATTCTTTCTAGAATTACTGGTCCTAGCAGGGCGTATTTTTCATTCATTTTTGTAATGTATGAATTTAGTACATGTTCTAGAGTATGTCTTCGGCGATTGTATAATTGTCCGTTACCTTGTAAGTTAGCAACAGATTCTAAAACTTTGATGCGGAATTCATCATTATATGGCATTTTTGTATATATATTACGTGTTCTAGACTATGAATTAATCAATTTTTTGGGCGTACAGTATTGACTACTAATCATTACCGTGTTTTTAAGCATATATTCATAATTATTTGTTGCAAATGAAACTGTTTACCGTTCCTATCCTTTAACCGACCAGGATTTAAAAAATCCTTAGGTCTTGGTTATGCGGATAGCGCCCAAAAACTGCGTTTTCGGGCTGTATTGCATCCCTAACTCCATAGGTGTTAAAACAC